ATCTGTATCTTTAGATATAAACAAATTACAACCAGAAGTAAACAAGTCTATAATCGAAGCAATATCAACAAAAATAGTAGCAGCAACGTCCGCTATTCCTACAATAACATTGCCAACATCAACTGTAAACAACGGTTTTACTACAGATGGTACAAGTGCAATTTTGTATATCAACAGTAGTGGAATCATTTTTTACAAAGTCAAGGTAGATACAAACGCCACCTTCACAGTTACAGATAAAGATAGCACAAAAGAGTATCCGTTAAATTACGGATCTAAGTTGAAAGTGAATATCATACAACGATGAAAAAATATCTGATAAAACTGTTTGGGGTTGGTTTGTTGATACTAATTGGTTTAGTCGCACTTCGCATAATGGACCCTTACCCAATTGAAGTTATACGCCTAAAAGGATTGGACTATTATCAACGCACTCAAACCAAAGTTAAAAGTGATAATGTTGTGGTTGTAGAGATAGATGAAGCTAGTTTGGAAAAAAATGGACAATGGCCATGGCCAAGAACAGAACTAGCAAATGGAATTAAAAAAGCATTTGAGAACGAGGCGGCTGCGGTTGTTCTTCCTATAATCTTTGCAGAAAAAGATAGAATGGGCGGCGATGCTGAATTTGTAGATATGCTACAAAAAGTTCCAGTGATTACATCACAATCTGCTTCTGTAAAAGGCAAAGGGGTACCAGTTCCAAGAGGATTGGCAACAGTTGGTGGTCAATCTGATGGATGGTTATATGATTATCCAAATGCGATTGGACCTGTAAAAGAAATAGGAGAATCTTCGGCTGGGGTTGGTATGTTATTGACCGCGCCTGAACTTGATGGAGTGGTTCGTCGCTTACCTTTGATAATTCAAGTTAAAAAAGAAACATATCCAACGTTGCCACTCGAAGTACTTCGCGTTTTTAGTGGAGAACCAAGCTATCAAGCAAAAATTAATGAAGCGGGTATTCAAGCAGTTAGAGTAAAAGGCACACCGCCAATAAATACAGATGCTAATGGCAGAGTATGGATAAATTTCAAGTATAAGTTTGATACTGTGTCTTATACAGACAATGATTGGTCAAAAGTAAAAGGAAAGATTGTAGTTATTGCACTAACCGCTGAAGGATTAAGCAATACTGTAGCTACGCCTGTTGGAATAGCATATGGTTATGAAGTAAGTATGCAAACACTACAAATGCTTGTTGATGGAAATAGATTGGAAAGAAAAGCAGAGTTTGATTTATATGAACTAGCCGTTGGCATAACACTTGGATTGATTCTAGTAACATCTGCGGCATATCTTGGATATGTTTGGAACGCGGCACTGGTGAAAATATTAACTACTGCTATTGTTGCTGCGGGATTTTACTTATTCAGAAGTAGTGGATACTTAATAGATTATACATGGCCATTGATGGCGGCATTTTTACCGTGGGTAGGAGCAATATTCATGAGATTTGTAATGGAGTTTAAACTCAAGATGCAAATCAAGAAGCAGTTCGGTACATACCTCGCACCTGCACTCGTTGAAAAACTACAAAAGAATCCAGGTTTGCTACAACTTGGCGGCGATGAAAAAGAATTAAGCATAATGTTTACAGACGTGCGTGGATTTACAGCTATATCTGAACACTATGGTAAGAATGTTCAAGGACTTACATCTATAATGAATAGATATATGACTGCTATGACCAGAGCTATTCTAGCAAATGATGGCACACTAGACAAATATATCGGCGATGCTCAAATGGCTTTCTGGAATGCTCCGCTAGATAATCCAAACCATGCCAAAGATGCTGCTAAAACTGCTTTGTCTATGCTTAAAGAATTGGACAACTTCAACGCCGAGATAAAAGTCGAAGGCATTCCTGCATTTGGAATGGGACTAGGTATAAACACCGGAGATGTTGTAGTAGGAAATATGGGTTCGGACCAACGATTTGATTATACCTGTCTTGGCGACCATGTTAATCTAGCTTCTCGTCTTGAAGGTCAAAGTAAATCATATGGCGTTCGTATTATCATTGGACCAAGAACATATGAATTAATAAAAGATGAATATAGATGCGTTGAATTAGATTGCATCGCGGTAAAAGGAAAGAAACAAGGTGTACAAATTTACACGATATTAGAAAATCAAGATATACCATTTCAAAGTGCAGTGTTCTCAGTACATTCAGAATTCCTAAATCAATACAGAGCACAGAATTGGGACAAAGCTATCAGCACAGCAAATGTGTTAATGAAGCACAATAAAGAACTTGTGCAATACTATGAGATGATGATTGAGAGAATAGAAGGGCTAAGAAACGAGAATCTTGATGAAAGTTGGGACGGAATATATAGAGCAACCAGCAAATAAACCACTATTTATAGTATAAAAACGAAAAAATATCACTTTTTTAATAAAAATCTATTGACATTTGATTTTTTTCGTACCATAGTTGTATTTATTAAATAACAAGACATCAAATCATGAACAGCGTAGCACATAAATCACAAAATCTGAACTCCTATTGGAGCTTGTGCTTTATTGCGCAACCGACAACAGGAACCAATGAAGGTCGTGATATGAAAGGTGTGGCATAACGGAGATTATAAAAATCTAACCTAAAATGCCCCACCTTCCTAAAAAGAGGTGGGTTTTTTATTTTAGCAGATTTAGTAAAAAAAGTTTGACAAATAATAAAAAGTAAGTATAGTTCGGGAAAGTTAGCGGTAAGTATCAATTTCAAGTTTTTTTCACAGTACAATTTAGATGGGTAAAAATGCACCCCGAAGCACTAAAATAGCCACCGGCGCGATAGCGACCGTTTTGTGGGAATCAATATCAACAGAGATAGTTTTATCTGTTGTGAGGCCGAAGTGATATGTTATTTTTAATATAAAGTTGGAGAAAGGCGCAATATTCCCTACGGATCGTAGGATGAGCGCTTTTCTCCAAACATTTTACAGTCGTTATTATTAGTTGCGACTATAAATAAAAACTACACGGAAGTCAAGCTACAGTGGACGGGCATTCGACTCTTAATCGAACTATTCGTGTGGGTTCAACTGCCACGGCTTCCACCAATTTAAAAAAAGTAAATAAAACTGAAGTTTTGTTTAGTATAAATCATATTTATGTACATACATCATAATTTATGGAAGATAAAGATATACTCATAGAGTTCTTAAGAGGTGGGTGGATTGTTGCTCTTATTGGAGCACTGGGTATGTTAGCTAGAACTTTCATGGATGGTGTAAAACGCACTTATACTGAACAAATCAAACGAATCATCGCAGCAGCGATATGTTCTACAATAGCTTGGTTTATTTTAGAACAAGTTGAAGTAAGTAGCTTGACAAAAGCAATCAGTTATGGCATAACTGGTGTGATAAGTCCAGAAATCCTTCAAGGTCTAACACTTCTTTCAAAGAAGTTTGCTAAGAAACCAGAAGATTTCTTGAAGAAAAAATAATTTTTGCGGTAGTATCTCAGTTGGTAGAGAGCGAGTTTTCCAAACTTGATGTCGCAGGTTCGATCCCTGTCTGCCGCTCCATTTTGCACTAGGTTTGGTATCCAACCATTCCAAAGATTCATGACAAAAAGCATGAACAAAGTGCATCATTTTGCAAACGCCACGTCATTGGCGAAATTGAGGTTGACTCAAATGACGATTTTCATGGCTCATTATACCGCTAAGGACGCGGTTCGCACTGTAAATGCGATGCCTTCGGGCTGGGTTGGTTCGATACCGACATGGGCCACCATTTTAGTACACAGAAGGATGGCTGAGTGGCTTAAAGCAGGAGTTTACTAAACTCCCGAAGCGCAAGTTTCCGGGGGTTCGAATCCCTCTCCTTCTGCCAAATTTTATGCCGGATAAACATAAGTGGTGATGTGCAACTCTTGTAAAGTTGAAAAACGAGTTCGACTCTCGTATCTGGCTCCATTTTATGGCGATGTAGCTCAATGTATAGAGCGACTGTCTTCGAAACAGCAGGTTGTAGGTTAGAGTCCTACCATCGCCACCAATTTATATCCAGCATTCGCCTAGTAGCTATGGCATTCCGTTTGGGGCGGAATTATCGGGGGTGCGAGTCCCTCATGCTGGACCACTTTTATAGCAGAGACAAGCCAAGGGACGCCTAACTGCGCTCATAACGCAGTCGAAAGGTATGATGTGTTCGATTCACATCTCTGCTTCCATTTTATCAGTGTGTGGTGCCAAAGGCTGGCGATTCCGCTTGGAACGGAAATTATGCAGGTTCGAGTCCTGTCACACTGACCATTTATGCTTGTGTAGCTCAATTGGAAAGAGCAACAGATTACGAATCTGTAGGTTGAAGGCTCGAATCCTTCCATAAGCACCATTTTGAGTAGAAACTAGTTGTTTATAAAACAGGAGTCGGTGTTATCATACAGCGTGTGTTGAACAACAAGTAACCGTGCTCGGAATAATCGGTACTACTCATTTTTGGCCCTATAGAATAATGGTTGAGTTCGTCACATTTTTAATTATAACTTTTAAATCTTGTTTTGGCTAGAATTTTGCAAAATTTATTCATATAATGTAT